AGGAGAGGTCCTACTAGGTATAAAAGTTTTGTTATTTTTATTATTCCCTTGCATTTAGTTTCCGAAATAGGTATTAAATTCTCTTTCGTTTTCTTTATACTGGTCGTCACTCTCTTTCATATAATTTATTGCTTCCATATGCCTGTCATATGCTGGGTACACATCATCTGCTTCTAAACCTAGTTCTTCTGCTTTTTCTTTTATTTCGTTTAGTTTTTCAATATCTCCCGACACATCATCAAACCTCATAACGGCGCTTGCATTAAATTTATACTCATCATTTAATTCCATAAAGGCTTGACGGGCTGCTTCGAATTTTTCATCGTGCCATTCATAAGCTAAATAGGATAATAAGCCGCTTTGATCGTCAATATAGTCTGCATCATACTCTAAGTTATCAATCAATCCTAGTGCTATTTTATGCGCTCTAAGGTTTGTTTTTTTGTTTGGTAGTTTGCTATAAACTTTTTTTAAATTTGTTTTCATTTTATATTTGGTTTAATTTTGAATATGCTTCTTTTATTTTTTCCAAAGCTTCTTCATAAATGTTAAAAGAATTTTCAAATTGGTTTAATTCGCTAGGATTTACGCCCAATTCATTTGCCAAATCTTCGGCTTCAATAAGCTTTTGTTCTAACTTGTATGACTCATCGCTTAAATCTTGCAAGTCTACTTCTAAACTATTTTTGAAACTATCAATTTCGCTTTGTAGTCTTTCAAGTTCTTCAAAGTCAATTTCTACATTTTGTAAAAATACACTTACACTTGATGCAACACTTGTTAATTCAGAAACTACGTTTAACTCTACTTTTTTAGATTTTAAGTTTACTTTTTTGTTTGGTAATTTAGAATATACCTTGCTTAAATTTGTTTCCATTATTTTATTATTTGTTTAATTTGGTTTAATAATTGTTCAGCCATTTGTTCTTCTATAGCCTCTTTTGGTGCTTCCATTTTATCCGCAAAATAGCCCTCTATCGAAAAACCTTTTACTTTTTTTGTCTTTACAAATTCATTCCAAACTTTATCGTTTTGAACTTTGACACTCCCCATCCACGTTCCCACTGGAACATCTAAACCATAAACCGCGCTTTTATCTTTGGCTTTATCTTCTACCAGCCAGCTTTCGACTAACGTTAAACCATTTAAGGCCCTGGCGTGTTCTAAGGTTGAGTTACTTTGATTGCCATTCTGTAAAAACATTTGCGAGGCTTTTTCTATTGTTTCTTTTGAAAAGTATATATAATATTCTCCCTCGCTACCATTCCTATAAATAGGCTTATTTGGAATAAGCAAAGGCCCCATAAGTATTTTTTTTTCGCTGCTAACTTCTGCAAGTTTTACCTCCTGGTTTTTTAAAGCCACAAAGTCGCTTTCGATCGCTGGGTTTTCGACTATAGAGATTGCCTCAACTCCAGCCTCAAAATCTTCCTCATCTAAAATAAGTTCTATTATCCTCATAAATATATAACGTATTTAATTTTTAATTTTGCATTTATATACTTGAGCCTTCTATAATGTTTCTGTCTAATTCTTGGGCCGTTGTAACATCATTAGAAACGACATATGCCCTTGCTGGCCTTTGTGATTGACCGCCTATAGCATCTGCTAATTGGTCTGTTTCGCTTGCACCAACTACGTTAAAAGCTGGCGGTTGCCCTCCGCCACCAGCGCCGCCACCGCCGCCACCAGCACTACCTACTCCACTATCAAAAGTTGTCCTTGCAATAGCTGCAATACTTGCTGCTCCCGAACTTAAAGCTAAAGCTAAAGAGGCTATTCCTATTGGGTTTGGAACAAGCCCTATAGCGACTGGCGCTTGCGCTAAACTTGAAATTACTGACTGAGATGCGTTTACTACAGCCATAGCTAAATTCATTTTCTTTTGCTCTTTAAATTGTCTTCTTGCTCTTTTTTCTTTTGAGGCCTCGTCTTGAGCGCCCTCTTGATTTTCTCTTTTATGCCTTGCGCTTTGCATATCTGCAATTATGCCTAAAGCCTGGGCCGCCATATCTGCTATTTTAGCATAAAGGTCGAATTTTCTTTTTCTTTCTTCCTCATCATCTTTTATATCTTGAGCATCTTTTTCGGCTTTAAGTACTTTGGCCTCATCAGCGTATTTCTTTTTTATGGCAGCTAATTCCGCTGCTTGTGCATCTGTTAAAACCGCTGTATCCTCTCCGTACTTTTTAGCAGCCTCTATAAGAGCAAAATATTTTTCACGCACAAGATTTTCCTCTTGTGTTTTTTGTGCTAATTGTGATTGAAAATATGCATCTTCTAATTTGGCAATTTCTTCTAAAGCCTTTGCCTTTGCAGCTACCTCCGGATCGACCTCGACTTTATCGGTTGTTTTAGTTTTTTCGTTTTCTTTTTTATCTGCTTCCTTTTGTCTAAGTATATAGCCGGCCCTAGTGTTTTCTAATTTTCTAAGAGATTCCTCAGTAGCTTTTACTGTTTCCTCTCCACTTTCAGCAACGGCTTCGGGATCAAATAACAATGAGGAAGTCATATCTAAAAACCCTTCTGTTAATTTTGTTCCCTCATCTAAAATTCCTAAAGTTGCTAAACTATTTGTAAGGCCATCGACAAGACCGAGCAGAACAACTATTGGAGCGGTTAAAAAAGCAATTATTCCAGTAGCTATTTTTTTGTTTCTTTCCGCTGCTTCAATCTGAGATTTTTTCTGCTGTTTTTGTTGTTCTAATAAGATTTTAGTATTTGCGATTGTCTCATCAGTTACCGCCATTTTCATAGCAAGTATTTCTTTTTCAGTTTTACCTTGCAGCTTTAAGATGTTTTCAGACTGACCAATTACATTAAGTTGTTCCTGGTTTGCAGCAAGTGAGTCTTGCGTTGTTTGTAGCGCCTTTTCTTGTTCACTACTTACACCATCTACAAGGCTTGTGATTTTCTCCCAATTTTCAACTATTAAAGCAATAGCAACCACCGCTAAACCTATACCACTAGATATAAGAGCCGTTTTCATAGCCTTACCACTTAACTTCGCAGCCTTGGCAACACCTACAAGTTTAGAGGCAAGACCGCCAGTCATTTTGTCTAAACCACCTAGAGCCGCGTTACCAACTTGCTGCATGCCGGATAGTTCTTTACCAGTCTTCTTAGCAGATTTACCAGTTTTTTCTACCGCCTCATCTACTTTTTTTACGTTTGCTTCTGCTTTTCCGGTTTTAGCAACTAATTCGAATTCAGCCTTTTCCATATCTTAAATCTCTTTTAATTTGCTTGTATCCCTCTTTAAAGGTTTCCGCTAATTTATATTTACCTTTTGCTATGCGTATTAATTCTGTATTTTCTTCCACTAAAGGGAGTAAATCTAAAATATCTCTTATCATAATATTATATTGTTTAGCAATTCAAACTCTGTTTTTCCGGTTGTTAAATCTGTACTAAGTGAATTAATTTTATAGGTTTGTTGATTTATTTGTATTAGATCATTAAGTTGCAAGTTGTAATATATTTTCATTGGCAAATATGCCGTAACTTTTTTTAGCCGCATACTATTGTCAAAAACCCCTTGTATATATTTTTTGTACTCAGTTTCGAATAAAGTATCTGTAAAATCATTTGATGGAGAATTAGGCTCATTTGCCAGGTACTCATTTAACTCGTTTTGGAAATGTATGTTGGCTTTGAATGTTGATGGGTCAAGTTTAAAACTATTTGATGGTATCATATACTCTGTTATAGTTGTTCCGTTGTTTACTTGAGCGGTATCTAATATTCTAATTGGAGTAGCGTTTTCTTGAACAACACCATAAAACAATAAAGGCGATCCAATATAAGGTTGCTGGTTTTCATTAACAGAAAAGCCCCATTGAATTTCTGTAGATGCCGCCGGTATAATTAAAGGGTTTGCATCGTATAACCTTTCATACATCATATGCTCAAAAGGTACTTCTACTTCGTATGGCTCGCTCGGTGCATCATAAATACCGCCATCAAGTGTAAACGCCATACTTCCCCAGCCGGTATTATTTAGTTGTTCAAATTGTTTTGCTAATAATGTTCCTAAGCCCTTATAGCTAAAATTTATTTTATTAAATGGTAGCGCGACATCGGTTGTAGATTTTTCAGTATCTAAGTATTTGTCAATATTATATATGGTTGTACTTGATGCGTAATATTCGTCTAGTGTTTTAATCACAATTATATCATCTTCTACATAGGCAATTAAATTATACATTTTAAACAAGCCGCTTAAAAAGTCAATAACTTTCATTTTAGGCATTTGTTCAGATATATTAAATTCTTGGTTTTGGTTTGTTTGAAAAATATTGTCATTATCCCAATCATCATTTTCTGCTTGTGGGTTTTGTCCTTGAATTATTCTTTGGTAATTTATTCTTATGAAAATGCTGTTTGGCTGGAATGCGACGTTTGATGTACTTGTAAACCTAAATGTATATGTTCTGTTATCTAAAATTCCATTTTGCCCAGGTAGTATTGAAAAACTATATGGCCCTCCAGTATTTGTTTCTGTCCTTATTACAACCCCGTCTCTTAAAACTTGTATGCCCCAGGTATCACTAGCATTGACTGGAGTGATTGTAAATTGCATAGCACCTACAATTAAAAAAAATACACCTGGAGAAGATGGAGTATTTATAGTAAGCGCGCCTTGAGATGCACTAGAGCCGTTTAAGTTTTGGTTATTGGTAGTTAAATCAGTCAGCAAAGTATAAACAGCATCTACTTGACCGGTTTGGGTTACTGCTCCACTTTTTCTGTTAAGCCACATATATAAAGCAGCAATTCCATTAGTATTAGAAAAATTAAAAAAATCATTTGAAAAAGTAATGTTGTATGTATTCATTATTGCACCGACAATATTTAATACCCTTACCGCGTATTTAAACTGGTTCCACTTTATGCCGTTTGGTACGGCTGGATTGTTCCCGGTTGATGGATAAACGTTTCCATATACATTGCTATTTGTAGCCGTATTGTAGAACATTCTATCTGTATGAGTAATTAAAGGAAGGACAGTTTGAGCAAAACCAACACTAAAATCTTGTATTGCTTTATTAAAACTATACTCCCTATTATAACCAGTAGAAAATTGAAGGTTACTTAATTGCTCATCGGCAAAAATATCCTTTAAGTTTACTGTATTGCCAAAAAAAGTAATACGATAGGTGTGAGGCATATTGTTTTTTAAATCAACCCCCTCCAGTCTAATTGTACCCTCTTTAAATGGCAAATCATTTAATTCTAAAGATGCCGCTCTTTTAACCCTAGCATCAAAACCATTAGTAATTTCTGAATTATAGTAATGCTTAAATATTTTATTGTTTACACTTGAGGCCGGAACTGCAAAAGTTTTAGTAAACTCTGTAAATACCTTAGATATGTCTTTTACGTTTTTTATTGTTTGGGTTAATTGTACTTTTTCGTCTTTGAATAAATCTACCCTTTGGCCTCCAATATATAATTGTAATGTTCTCATTTATCTTATGTTGTTTATATAATCAAAAGCGTCCACAAATTCTATTGTGTATTGTATAAGCCTATCATTTACAGAAGTCTTGTACTCAATAGATGAGGTTTTAACTTTTAATGGAACTCTATAACTCCCTTTTGTGGGGTTACCCGGTAATATAAATTTAGATAGCCAAATATATTCGCTTAAAAGTAATTCCTCAAAAAATTGATTAGCAAACTCCGGATAAAAACCGCTGCTAAATGTATATGATTGTTTTCCCTGGGTATTAAATACTTTGTTGGCTGCTGTTTCTGTATTATATGTAGCTGGGCTATTGTTTGGATATGTTATTGTGTTTGCTTTGTAGCCCTCATTTGTTCTTGCAAGGCTTCTAGTTTGTTTTAAGAAAAACCATAAGTCTTGTTGTACCCCGTATTTGTTTATAAATATAATTTTGTTTCCATCTCCATATTTTGTGCAATCAATTCTTTTTATTTTACAAATAACTCCATCTAAAGTACTTGTAGAAGTGGCTGAACTTGAATAAGCCGTAGCACTAACAACACCTGAAGAATTTATATTTGGTATTTTTCCTCCAAACCCATTCGGCGCTAGTATTGTAAATGTATTTAAACTGGTAGGCGGCTGGTCGTTTGCAATTAAAAAAGTGGGAGCAGACCGATCAAAAGTTATTTCCGGGTTTGCACCATCTAAAAAATCTCCATAGGCTTCAAAACCCTTGTCTATAATTGTGGCCGGAGCATCAACTACATTTCCAGTCCCGTTTAAACCATCGTAGCTTATTAATTCTGTTTCTATATCCACGCTCTGAGGAATATAGGTAGCATCATAAATAATTTCTAAATAATCTCTTGCAAGCTCTGCAATATCAAAATTAATTGTTTGACCAACTGGCACTAAAAAACTAGGTAAATTTTTTATTAAAGTATATCTTAAAACGTTATCTATTTTTAATTTGCATACAACGGACTTTGCCGAAGCACTAACTAAAATATGTTTAAATTGTGGGTTTCTTAATGCTAAATTTGCCATCTTAAATATCTAGTGTTATGGTTGCTATAAATAAATATAGGTTTATTGTTGTGTAATTATATTCCTTGTCTGACGATATGTATTCCCAACCGATCAAAAAGCGGTTATGTGGGAAATGAAATGCTATGCTTAATTTCCAATCCATAATTATTTTCTTATGCCTTTTATTGTACCTAATTCAATATCCAATTTAAACGCTTTTACTAACTCAATAGGTACTTCTTGTAAAACCCTATTAAATGGTTTTGAAAAAAATTCCGTTGCTTCAATACCTTTGTTATATATACTCCTGGTTACAAGTAACGCCGTGCTTTCGTAACTCATAAATTTTCCGCTTTTTTTATCTCTAAATTGAAACCTTTTATTTTTAACCCATTCTTTAATTCCCATTGTAAGGCCGCCTTTTGGAAAGTTTCCCGATCCGTATTGAAAAGGAGACAAAGCAGCGGCGGTTTTTGGGTAGGTTGATGTTTTTCCTTTTACACCTTTATCGACAAAGATGCCGTATTCTTGCATTAAATATTTTACAACAAAGGAATTTTCGTCACTATCAAATTCGTATTTTAAGGTATCATATAAATCCCCATTACTTTTTCTCGCATCGGATAAATTTCTTTTTGCTTGCTCAACAATATCAACCCCCAAACCCTCTAAATATTCTTCTACGTTTTTAAGTACCATTAACAAATATATATATCATTGTAAATAAGGATATCCATTGTACCACTCCAGCCAGCAAGTTGGTTTTCAAATCGATCGTGAAAAGGCGTTAAATTTGGATTGCCCTCTAGTTGATACATATCCTGGTGTAATGTTCCCATTCTCAAGCGCTGTATAAGCATATTAAGTACCAATAGCTGCGTGTTCAGAATATCTTGCTCATTGTCATTGCCGGTAAATCTATCCGTTGTTAGATCCTTTGATTGATCGACAATATCACACGCTAGTATGCTTATGTTAAACCTCAACACATTTTCCTCAGCGGTTACATTATTAACTATAATGTGGGCCAAAGGAAATATATCTTGCTTGTTTAGATTTATACTACTAATATCTCCAATACTTATAGTATTTGTAAATGCGCTCTTAAGCTGCTCCTCTATGGTTGTGATTAACTGGTAGTAACCTCTAATTCCTTGTCTGCTCATTTAAAATTTACTTTTAATTCTTTTTGCATCTGCTTGTGATTTTTCTTTCATAAATGATAGCATCATAAAACACTCGTGAAAATTTAACTTAATGATATCTTCATACTTTGTAATGTCTCCTTTAGCGAGGCCGTAAATTGAGTTGAACCAACCCCATTTTGTAGCGAAGTTAGATAGTGCGTCAAGGCCTGTCCCTCCCCCTCCATCTCCAAAGAGTTCGTGATAGTTTTCGACAATTCTAGACCTAAACTCCAGAAAAAAAAAATCGAAGAAATTACTGCGTCCATAGGCATATCTAGCATAGTATCAAAATCATTCGTGTCGTATTTTTTTATAGTATATTTATCTTTTATTTTTTGATCAATAGGCCTATATAAAACATTCATAGCTTTTTCCATATTATCCCAATCCCCTATAAAGGTATCTAAATCAATATATTCCCCTAGGGTTAAATCATCTAATTTTGGATGAAAGCCGTATTGAGTTTTTCCTAGTTTAAAATGCCTTAAAAGTTTAGGCTTTTCGTCAAACATTTTTACCAGGTTATTTGTGATTAACTCACTATCACTAAATTTTAAACGCATAACTTCCTCTAACTTAATATTGCAAAATATCTCTATTATTTTTGCTCCTAAAAATTTCTCATCTTCTACATTCTTTTGTATTTTAAGGTAGTGCTTATATTGCCTCAAGGTAATATCTGCTAAACTATTTGGAATTTCTACATTAATTTTCATATCTATATAACGTTTTTAAAATGGTTTTTTATACTAAGTAAATATAATAAAAAAAAGGCCACCAATTAAGGCAGCCCTATTTACTTAAAAATTACTTACTATTTACAACATACTTGCTTCGTGACAAACCCCACTACATACGCCAGGCTTATTTATTTCCGCACCGCATTCGCTGCATTCGTATTCCGGTAAATCTGCCGGGTTTAAATTGTCAAACCAATCGCTCATAATATTTTGTTTTTAATAAAAGTTATTTAATAATATTGTTTTAGCCTCGTCTATGTTTTGTCTATCAAAATCGTGAAAGGAATTAATAATACAAGTATCTGAAAGGCCTATAGCTTTTAATATTTTTATAGTTTTTCGTATGCCAAAAAATTCGCTGCATTGTACTATTTGAATTAAATCTACTCTCCAATACCTAAATTGGTTTTTAGCAATAGTTATGTTTCCGTTAATATACGTTTCTATAATTTCTGCAAGTTTATTCATAATATTCTGTTTTTAGTTTACCATTGCGGTAATGTTCTACAATTACACCAGTACTTAAAGCTATGATCTTGTAAGGCCTTATGTTTTTTTTAATTAAAAATTTATCTATTATTTGTTTCATATCTGTTTTATTTTATGGTTACAAAGTGTCTTTTTTGATCTACAAATTTACACCTGGATAGCGGTACTATCATTAGCGGCCTTGTTTTTAAAGTTACCTTGTTATTTTTTATTTTTAATACTGAGAAAATGTTTTTCATATCTGTTTTATTTATTCTTCTAGTTCGATCATTTCGCAATGCTCTAAGCAAGCGCTACAAATCTCATCGCTAAGATAACTGGCTTCTGCGCCGCAACAATTACTTTCCATTTATATATATGTTTAAGGCGTTTAATGCGATCGCAAAAAATGCAAGCATTAACACTATTATTATTTCTGTCTTAATATGCTTTTTCATTGGTTAATTTATTATACTCATTAATCAACTCTTTTGCATCATCTAAAAAAGATGGAGCTAATTCTTTTAGTACACCCCGATCGTCTTCCATATAACTAAAGTAGGCTTCTAACCTCAACTTAATAGCATATAGTTTTCTATATTCTTCTAGTGGTAATTTTACTGGGTCTTTCATATCTGTTTTGTATTGATTAATATACCACAATATACAAACTTATTAACATATACACAAATTTATTTTTAGTGTAAGGCATATTTACCAAAGTTTGGTCTGCTTAATATTGAGTAGGTTGCGTAACGACAAGGATCAATTATATGGTTATTTTTATCCTCCGGCGTATTAATCAACATACCAGCTTTATCCTCTTTCCATTTGTAGTTTCTAAATTCGCTTATGGCGTTTGTTGAGGTTGCTAGTATGTGTATTTTGTACCTTTTAAGTAGATCTATCCCGGCATTAATACTATCCTTACCTTTTATACTAGAAAATATATTGTGGCCCATAGCACGCAATTCAGATATTAACCTTGGCTCGGCGCTATCCGCATAAATTGGTTTGCTTGTTAAATTAAGTTGTTTTAAAAAGTTATTTATATCGCTTGTATTCATTTGCGTTCTATATAAATGTTCTTGTATATATAAATTGTGGCCCTGGCTGTAAACCGATACAAATGTGCTAGGATCATTCGTGTACCCAAAATCCATTCCGTATGCAATTAGTTCAGCTTCTTTAGGTATTTGGTTAACCTCAACATATTTAAAAATAGTGCTTCTACTTGCGGCTCTTTCCCCTAGGCCGTAAATTTGCCAGTATTGTTCGTCTGTATCTTTAAGGCGCTCAATCTCGCTTTTAATTGATGCCTCAATAAATGGGTTATCTAAATAGGTTGTTTTAAAAAATACGCAATCGTCCCTAGGTATTAATTTATCATATATCCAGTGGTATTCGTCAGACGGGTTAAAATCTAAAATAATTCTATCTTGAGTTCTAAATAGTAATTGCTGCATATCTTCGTAATACAATTCGTTTCCCTCGTTTACAAATAGCAAGTCTCTTTTGCGGCCCCTAATTTTTTGGGGCTGGTCTAGTGATATAAATTCTACCAGGTTTCCAAACAAATTATATTCGGAGTTAGACTTATTATGGTATTGTTCGCTATAGCATTTATAGTTTTGTAGTATGAACATAAAATCCCTCATAACTGTCGCCCTTAGACTTGGAAATGATTTACGGCATATTGTTATAATCTTATTATTGTTTTGGGAGCAATAGTTAAATATTATCCATAAAAGTATATTGTAGGTTTTACCGGAGCGAGTTCCACCTTGCTCAACTACAATTTTTTTATCTGTATTTGCTAAATGCTTATAAACAATATTAGTCTGTATCTTCGGTTTTATCAATTATTTCTATTTGAAAGTTAGTTGGCATGCCATCAGCCCCAGTTATTTCTTGGCGCTCAATATAGCCTCTTTTTTTACCTTTGGTCTTTAAATAAAATATTGTAGCCGCGGTCGAGTTTGCGGATATTTGTTTATGTAATTGGCTTTCGGCAAAATCTAAAGCAACGTTTTCTATATCCCTTACCTCAATAGCAAAAGCCTCATCTTCTTTAAGCCACTTATAATATGTTGATCTAGGTATGTCCGCTTTTTTACAAGCTACAGTTACAACCCCCAAACTTTGTTCCAGGGCCTTGAGTAAACTCTCCTTTTTTATGTGTCTATCTTTGTTCATTATTTTTTTTCTTTTGTGCTTCTTTTTCTTCCCTTGTGGGGTTAAACCTTTTCCGTTTTTGTTCGTTTATATACTTGTACCTTTCCGGCAATGACATACCTCTAATATCTTTTTCCATTAATGATTTTTTATAAATAAATTAAAAGGATCTTTTACGCAACTTGATAACTCTATATAGGTTTCGTTATGCTCCGGGAAAGTATGAATTGCTAAATGGCTTTCGCTTAATAAAAAAAGCGCGGTATAACCAAAAGGCTTAAAATGCTTTTCGGCTACGTCTAACACATTAAAACCGCTTTGTCTTAGTAGTTCATTGTATTTGTTTTTTAGTGCAACTGGGTTTGTCTCATCAACCCACACCGCGTAATTATACATTTGTGCTTTCATCTAAATTTGTAAAGTTTAATTTTTTATAATTTTTTCTAATATTTTTGGTATTGCCTTTGTAAAATACTAAAACGTTTTGATGGCATTTTCCAATTTTTCTATTTATCATATAGCGCCCTACTCTTTGAGGCAATGAGCCTAAACTATCCGCCATTACCATTTCGTTATATATTTGCACGCCATTTTTTAAAAATATATTTTTTATATCATCCGGGAAACCATAATAAAAACCTTTTTTATCTCTAATATCCCCGACCACAATAACCGCAAACCTATCTTCCTTTAAACACTTTATAGCCCCAGTAAATGCCTTGTCTAATATTTTTAAAAAGTCTGCATAGCTTTCCTGGTTGCTGGCATCATTTTTAAGTTCAGAGTAAACTTCTAAATCAAAATATGGCGGACAGCTAAACAATAGGTCTTGACTGGCCGCTGGTATGTGTTTTAGCACGTTTACGCCATCATCACAAATATAGGTACTCTTACTACCTTTTAACCTTTTATTGTTTAAATCGGCTTGTTCTTGCCTTAATTCTATTCCGGTAAAAGTATTCCCCAGCGCGTCGCTTACATAACCAAAAACACTATCCCCAGCAAAGCAATCAAAAGTTTTTCCGTTTTCTATGCCAAACCATCTATTGGATATCTCAGCAAGCACCGGATCAAGTATGCTAACTCCGCTATGTCTTTGCTCCATTATTCCGCCACCTAAAAGCCCCTCCCTAGTTTCGCCGTTATCTCCAATTAATTCTTTCCAATATTTTTTTCTATCTATCCAGTACCCTTGCTTTGTATCTAAAACACTAAACGGCGGTATAATAAAAATGTCGTGAAGTTTATTATGTTCTTCTTTTTCAGCCGTTTCTTCCTCAAAAGGAAAACCATCTAAGCCCCATTCCTCTAATTGTTTTATATCCCATTCGTTAGCCAGTATATCCCAATCCCATTCTCCAAACCCTACATTGTCTTTTACAATAAATTCTTGTTGCTGTTCTTCTGTAAGGTTATCAGCTTTTAAAATATACACCTCATCAAGCCCGGCTTCCTTACAAGCCTTTAAACGCATATTCCCACCCAGTACAACCATATCGCTATTTACTACAATAGGGCGCAATTTTAGCATCTGAGGAAATTCCTTAATAGATTTTACTAGCTTTTCAAATTTATAGTCTTTTATAAATCTAGGGTTTTTTTCGTTTGGCTTTACCTGGTTGATCTTAACTAACTCCATATATATAACGTATTTAATTTATTTATTTATTTAGCTTTAAATTAAGCAGCTTTTTTTGTAGGGCTTTTCTTTTTTCTCCCTTTGGCAGCTTATCAAATAATTGTTGCAATCTTTGTATTATTTTTTTTCTGTTCATAGTTTGTTTTTTTAGCATAAAATGCCATTCCTTTTTTATCATATTTTTATTATTCTCCGCAATATATAACCTCGTATTTATTGCTATCCGTATTCCAATTAAAACTTTTTAAAATTAAAGACACCCTATCATCAAAAATCTTTTTTTGATCGCTGGTTAATCTTCTGTAATTTAATTCGTTTTCGGTGTAACCATCTAAAATATTTTCTTTTAAATTATTTAATTTTTTCTTTGCTTGTTTTATTTCTTCTTTTGAGCGGTTTACACTTACTCTTTCTTCTTCTAGTTTTTTAATTTTGTAAACGGCCCTATGCAATCTTTTTGTTAAATTTTCTTGCTGCATATATAACCGCTGTAATTTTGGCAAATCTTTAAATTCCTGGTTTGGTTGAACATCAAAATATTCTTCTAAGTCTTCAAAGTATTGCTTTTTTTCTTTTTTATAGTCTTTAAATTTTTTAATAGCATAAATTGCCGTTGAATGATCGTAGCTTTTTAGCTCAGTATTTTCTTTCATAAACTTAGCTATTGCTGTTGGCCCTAGTTTAAATTTTTTATTTAGCAAATAGCAAAAAAAAGACCTATGTTCAATTACATTCCTTGTTCTTGTTTTTTTAAATATTTCTGTTCCAGTTAGCGCTTTTAAAAGATAGCCTAAATCTGTTGGGTTTGTTATAACTTGATATTTATATTCTTCTTTTTCCATTATTTTTGTTTTATTAATTTTAGTTTATTAAATGGCACTTCGTAATAAGCAGCGCCTTTGTTTTTTTTTATAGGAAATTTAATAATATCTAAATGAGCAATCCAGCCTATTATTTGCACCTCATTTGGCTCTGTAGTTTCATTATACTTTACGCCAATATAATAATCTTTAGGGTTTAAATTTACATTATTTACCTTTGGCATTATATATTTAAAATAGTTTTTAGTAGCAGACTTTATTTCTATTTTATTAGTGCCAATTACCATATCGCAATCGTCAATTACTCCGGTACTATCCAAACCCTTTGCCGGCTTTTTAACATCGTAATTAGCTTCAAAATATTTACTAGCAAGCATTTCGCAAACTATTCCACGCCAGGCTTCAACACCTTTATACCTCCAGGCCCCTTGTTTTATTTTAGCAAAATTTTCAATTTGTTTTAAAGCAAAGTTTTTGTCTTTTTCTGTAACTTTTATAACAATCAATTTGTCCTTAATTTTAAAAGGTTGTAACACTCAGTATATTTCTGCCTGGCTTTGCCTTTATATTGTTGTTTAAATAATTCATATAGCCTCCTAGTATATTGGTATTTGGTTACACAATTCGCAAAATGTTTTTCCGCAAATCTTTTTCCTTTTCCTTTAAAGTAATTTACATTGTCCGCGGTGTCGCCCTCAATCATTTGCGAGTAAAAATTAAACATAGCTTGTTCTTCTGTAATGTTTAAAACCTCTTTATGTTTAAAATGATAGTTGTAAATAAGGGCCGCGAATTGCCGGTAGTCTTTGTCGATTGAGACAATCATAACCTCATCGCGCCCAATATCCTGGCTTATGTTATGCCAGTACCTAGCAACAATATCATCTGTTTCTATGCCATACCCAAAAATACTATCGTATTGAGTTTTGACGTACTGGTGCATATCTTGGAGCAGCGGCGGCATTTCTTGTTTTTTTCTATTGGCTTTGTATTTGCTTGTAATTAGTTTCCTAAAATTACCTTTTGAGCCACTAAAACAAAGCACCTTATCAATAGTGTATTTTTCTTCTAAGTCATTTACAATTCGCATATATTGCTCATCAAACTTGTTCCTGGCATCTGCTATATTGGTATAATATTTTTGATCTTCCGGGTTTTCCCTTTTACGATAACAACTTGCAAAAATTAAACTATCGGCATCTATTAATAAAATCATATTTTTTCCTTTGCCTCTTTAATTAATTTAAGGTGCATTTGCTGCATCTTCTTTTGCTCCTTACATACTTGCTCTATAATAAAAGGAAGATCCCTAAAAAGCTGGTTAACTTCCATTACAAGCACGCTTTCCACCCCCCAGTTATCATAGCCAATATATAACTCCCCATCGCTACAAGATAGGCTATTCGTTTCTCCAATGTAGGTATTAGTTCTTGCGTCCTCTAATTGCTTTTTTAAATTTTCTATTTTTTTTTCTAATTCTTCTATTCTGTTATCTTGTTCCATTTGTCAATTTTTAAATTTAATCTTAAATAATTTTTGTTCTTTGCCGGCTTAACCTGGTAATTAATCGATATGTCTGAAATAGAGGAGTCAGCCTCAGTATAAAACTCAATTTGCTTTTTTAGCTTTTCCCAGGCTGCTTCGTTAACTCTCATTTTTTATGAGGTTTAAATTCATATAGGCGGCTACATAGTTAATATGTTTTTGCGTAGTTACGCTCCAGTAACCTAATTGATGCAAATTATGGCCGTCTATTGTAGCTACAATAGTAGTATAACTCCACACGTTATTTCCTTGTATTTTTAAATTCTGCTTGTACTTTGGTAATGTTCTCATCTGTTTTGTTTTTAGTTGTTATGTTTTTAATTGTTTACTCTTTAAAATAAAGGCCGTTAGTTTGCACATAAAGCGCCATATTTTGTTTCTCTAGTAGTACAAGGTCTCCGGTTTTATACACTAGGTTAAAGCCTTGCACCTTTAGCCTATTTACGGTACTTTTTTGTTTTGCTGTCATTTTGTTTTGTTTTTAAGTTAAAGTTTACTTCCACATAAAGGATACATTCTAGTATAAAATGCTTGTCCTTTTTTTATTGTTTTTTTGTTTTTAAAAGTTATATTTTCTTGGGCCACCTCATCTATTCTTCCATAGTAGCCTATTTCTTTTCTGTCGGGTTTGTCTATAATAATTGATCCTATATATTTATCATCAATCATATACTCTAAAAAATATCCTAGTTTTTCAAAATTTGTCTCATTGTTAAGTTTATCCAAAAGGGCATTATAATCTTCTAAAAATTCATTGATCCTTTTTTTTGTGTTTTTGATTTTTGGTAATGATTGCAAGTATCTCATTCTGCTGGTAACTTGTTTTATTGATAGCCAGCCCTCAACTTTATTCTGCTTATCGGTTATTGTACTCATAATCTCAAAGGTACTTGTTCCGTTTCCGTATAAGCCGTCTGCTCCACCAACTACCGATATATAAGTTCCGTTATCAAAATTTAATATTGCGTGTACCCCATCTTTTACGTTGCTATGGGGCTTAAAATCTAAGTGTTTAAATGTTTTCATTCTGTTTTGTTTTGGTTAATATATTATAATAAAGCGTTTATACTAAATCTTTAATTTCGTGATACTCATTTTCTAAATACTCATCACATTCTAAGTCTGCAAGTTTTACATCTTTTAAACTTTTAGCTTTTTTGTTTAAGCCCATATCTTCAATGCCGCTTAACTCATCGTTAAGTTCCTCTAATAAGGCGTTATAATCTTCTAAAAATTCGTTAATTCTTGTTTTTGTGTTTTTCATAATTCTGTTTTGTTTTAGTTAATATATTACAATATAGCACTTATTAACTTATTAACAAAACTTATTCCGGTCTAATTTTAATATTTATTCTTACAGCCTCATTTTCTTTAAGCAAGTAAACGTCTTTTAAAAGCCTTTTTTTAGTCCAAATTGTAGTATCGGGACAATATTTTTTAACTGGATCCGGCATTAATAAAGTATTAAGCCAATACATAAAGTTACCTTTTGGATCATTAACAAAGTATATTTTTACAATATCTTTATCTAGGGCCATAAGAGCATCGTACTTTTCCTTTTCAAGCATTTTATCTTCATAATATTTATTTCTAAATTTCATTTCTATAACGCAATCAATACCTTTGCTAGTTTTACCTATTGCATCATATCTAGAAACACCATCTCCGCAATGCTCAAGTTCCCAGCCGTCAAGATTTAAAAGGAAAACAACCGCCTTTTCCCATTCGTTAATTTTCTTCAACCCCATTATCCCATATTATATTCAATTCCTTTATCCAGGCTTTTATAGTTTTAGGGTTACAAGTACAAGGTCTAAAATATTTATGTTTATAGTATATTGAATGAAGCTGGCAAATCATTTTATACTCATCATCTGAAAGTGTATCTTTTTTTACATTCCTAAAATACTCCCAGTTTTTAAAATCTTGTTTATTAAATTTTACCATCTTTTAATTTTTATTTCATTTAACTTTTTTCTTCTTTTGCCACAATTACATTTAGTACCTCTAATTTTATGGTATTTATCAACCAGGTATTTTATGCCGGTATTTTTTGTAATGCAATAAATAAAATCTCCTAGTCTCATAATAGTTTTTTTAGTTTGTTTTTTACTTTTTTGTAAGTGTTATAAAGTGAGTAATAATGTATTTTAGATTTTCTAGAAAATTCTGCAATGCTTTCCCCCTCGTTTATGATCTCAAAAACTTTCCTATCATACCAATACATTTTAGATAATTTTTCTTTTATTTTATTATACGGCTCATCATAGTTTATATCCGTAGTTGTTAAATGTAAATCATCAATAGAAACCATTGTAACCTTTTTCCCTTTTCTTTTTAAATCGTAAAACAATGTTTTTAAAGTTTTAAATATATAATAGTAATTTATTTCTTTTTCATTATAATAAATATCTAAACCCTTTTCTAGCTTTAATTGTATTTTTATATACATTTCTTGTACTAAATCTTCGGCAATTTCTTTATTACAACCAAAAGAGGAAACTATCTCTATCCATTCCTTATGCTTTGCAGCAACCAATATCATTGTTTTTTTTACCATATCATTTCAAAGGATCGTATAAATCTCCAACTATTGTTGGATAACCTTTTTCGTTAACCTCAAAGCTAAATGTCTCAAAAGAGTACCCCCTACTCCGGCCACACTTTACAGTCGTCCAATCTTTGTTAACTGTATTTGCCTCTAAACTTATAACACATTCCGCTTTTTTTTCTAAGGCGCTTCCTAGGTGTCCCGTACCTAGTTTAGAACTTCCGTAGTTTTGGTGTATAACGTTTATTATATGGCAATTATATTGCGTACTTATTCTCATTAATTTACTTACTAATTCGTTTGTTTGTTCTATGTTATTTACATCTGCGATTAAGTCAGCAACGCCATCTATAATAACCAAAGACGGCTTATTTATTTTTTCTCTAAGGTAGTACTCAATAAATTCTAAACGCTCTTTAAAACCTATTGTCCGTAGCGCAAAGGTATGGTATTTACTAGCATCAATATTGTCGTCCATATCAAACGGCCTTTTAAAAACTTTAGCGGCATGCCACGCGCCTTGTTCCGTATCTATGTGTATTAAATTTCCGTTTCCTCTATGGCCTTTTATATCTCCGGTGTAAATATTTTTACCGCTCAAGTATGCGCTTGCTAGTAACGAAACAAAAAACGTTTTTTTTGTCTTTGGCGGAGCGGTTATAACCGATAAATTGCCATAAGTACCCAAAGCAATAGGTATTATATTATCCCCTTTATCTGAATGTAAAACTTTTTCTCCATAGCTTAAAGCTACTGGCGGATATTCTATTTTTTTTGTTATATCAATAAAGCAAGTGTCCGCTATAAACTCCATTAACATATTCTGTTCCGTTTCTTTTTCTGTCATTTGTTAAATATATAAAAAAAAAGGTGCAAGTTAAAAACTCACACCCTTTTTAAATTAGGTAAAAAATTATTTAAAATGGCAAATCATCATTTGCCGGCTCTGTTATTTGCGTTTTAGTAACGCTTTCAAAAGCTGGTTGATCTTCCCTTTCAGCCAAAGTTATTTTATCATCGGTCCAAATTACTTTTCCGTTTCCTAAATAGTTTCTAGCAACCTTTGCTTCGCGTTCCTCTTTTGTTTGGCTATCCATAAAAGCAACGTTATTTCCGTACCTGGTTTCGTCATTTACAGATATTGTAAATTGATACCAAACGCTTCCGTTTTTTCCTTTGATAAATTTTTCTTTTGGTAACTTTTTAATGTCTATGCTACCGCTAATAATTGCACCCATATTTATATATTTATTAATTAATATTATTTTCTAAAATTTCTGTGTTTTTTTTAATTGAATATCCATTAAGTCTTAAAAGGTTTTTAGCCTTTACAACTTCTCTTTGTTTTATTCGGTAGTGTTCAAATATTTCGTTGCTTATCATATCTATTTTCTTTTAAAATCTTCGCTTTCGTCTTCGCCAAATACACCTAATTCATAAAAACCGGTTAGTTTTAAAACGCTTCTAGATAAAGCCCTTTTCTCTGCCATTTCCGCAACATACCAGGAGTTGCAATTTCCCTCATTATATGTAGCACCTTTTAAAGCGCTGCCAAATGTTTGTATTTGTATCTCCGGCTTGTCAATAATATGCGCATATGCTTTTATAACTGCAAAGCTGGGATCGCATTTTACAACCTCGTAACTTACAGATATATTTTCTTTTGCTGCAATCCGCTCTATTCCTTGTCTAGTAATAATTACATAGTGTTTATGTTTGTAAACATCTGTCTCAGTAAGTTCGTATTTTTTGTAAAGTGTAATTAGTTTTTCTCTGTCCATTTTGTTATTGTTTAAAAATTTGTGATACTTCTATTTTTGCTTTTAATTCTTCTATTTTATTGCATAGGGCTTCTATCCTATATACATACTCGTCAAATTTACTATCCGCTGTTTCTTTTGAATAATTAGTCTCCATTATTGTATATTAAATAATGTTGATTTCGCCATATCTAAATCTTTATAAATATGAAATTGAGCAAAGGCATCTTTATTTAAAATAGCCCTTTTTAGAGCTTGCTCAAGATGTTTAATTTTTAGCTTTAAATCGTGTTTTTGTGTTCTCATTCTGTTTTGTTTTTAAAATTAATATTAACAAATATATGAAAAAAAAGTTAATAAGTAGCCAATAAGCAAAAAAAAAAGAGCCACCACCATTCAAGGGGCAACTCTTTCTTAACTTAACAAAACAGAAATTTAAAGATAGTCTTTTAAAAACTCTCCACCAAATTTTTATAGTGTTTTATCATATCCTCTAATTCGTCGGTAGAATATTTTACTATTTCTTTTGATCTTATTAGTAGTTCTTCGGCCGTACCATTTCCATATTTTTCGTCTAAGTATTTTGAAAAAAGAAATTGCTCTCCATAATTAAAAACATTGCACTTCGGACATTGCACCTGGCAATTTTTTTCCAGCCATCTAGTTGAGTAATGTTTCCGAGATTGAAAATGTCCGTTTTGTAATTTTTTCCAGTGATCGGTTTTTTTACAAGTAAAGCAAATTGCATTACCTAAATGGTCTGCATCCTTTAATCTTATATACTGGCTAAAAATTGCATCTAATTTTTTAACTACTTTACTTCTAGATGGTTTTTTAGATGGCATTGTCTATGGTTTCTATTATATGCCTAAGCTGGCTTTTTTCAAACTCCCCTAGCGACTTGTTATCAATAATTAATAAGTAATAATCTTTTCTAACTTGAATACATTTTGTGTTTTCCATTTTTCTATTTGGTTTTTAAAAATATAAGTAATAACTTTACACTTTTTTATCACTTCAAATATATAAATAAAATACCTTATAGGCTTAGAAAATTATATGCCTAAAAAAAAATACTAATAAAATACAAAATAAAACTTTCGGAAATATATCTATTTAGCCTTAGATATGTATTTATATTTTTCAAGGCCCCTTGATCCAAAATATGCCAAATATGTTGTTATTAGTAAAGATTTTAGCAAATCTATCCACTCAGTACTCACGCCAAACTCTATATTAAGGCTGTCCATAAGAATAAGCAACCAGGTTGATATTGTAAGAAAAATTAACATCATCGGTCTAACATTCTTACTAAGCCAGCTATCGCTTGACATATCAGAAGACCACCTTTTAGAAACTTCTTGCATTTCTGTAATATCCATTTCAAGCAGCTTTAAGGCTTCTTCTTTATCTTTCGGTGTAAGTACTTTGTCTTTACTTATTAAGCCGCCTATCAGCTTTAAAATGCCAGCGTCGGGTATTATATCACTTGCTGCGCTTAGTATGTTTGGGGCCACCTTAGATAAAAATTTTCCAACCCTGGTTTCTTTAAACTTTTTTTTAGGCATTATTTATTTCTTTTGTTCATTAAATACCATTTGTGAGCGGTATATCCGATTGTCAAAAGTAGAAGCGTAATCTTTAATGCAATATCAATATTTGTCATACTAAACAAAAATGTCCCTAAATTTATTATAAGCGTTTTGTAATCTGTTACCATTATTTATAAATTTTATATTGTCCGACTTCCTTTATAACTAATGCTTGTTTTCTATTATTTTTGGCTTTATAGGAAACGTGTATCCAAACCGGGTTTTTTCTACCATACTCCCAAATAACCTGGTCGAAATCTAAATTGTCTTTTATATAATTAAAAATTTCTAAATTAGTTTTTAAGCCCATAGTTGTCAAATCTATTGCTTGTCCTTTTAAATGTTGGCTGGTTAAACTTCCCTTAATGCCAGTATTTAATTTTTTTGATCTAAAAAAGCTATTTACTTTTATAGGACCGCCAACCCATTCCCTTAATGGCTCAAAAACTTTTTCTGCGATTAGCTGCATATTTTCTAGCTGCTCATCATTTGGTTTGTTTTCTATTTTATGCTCTTTTGCATAATTAGAATTTATACCCTCTTTATACGATATATGTTTGCTTATTTTTTTCATAATTACTTTTTTGGTTTTAATCCTATTGGCTCAGTAGGAGATAAAATAATTTTATAATATTGAAGAATATTTTCTGTAACCTTGTCAACATTTTCTGTTTCGTCCGGGTATATAATAAACTCTGTCATAAGCATATTTATCCCTTCTCCAAAACCAAAATTAATAGGCGCGCTTAAAGCATTTTTTATTTGATATAAATTTAAGTTTTTTAGTGGGCTGGGGAATGGTCCAAACTTGTCTATTTCTGCAACAACTTTTGTTCCATTTTGAAAAATAGGCTCTCTTAAAAGCGCTTGTAATCTATCTAAGGGCAGCCAGCTTATTATTGGTTGAGTAATTCTACCAGCATTGTATAAAAGACTATTGCCGCCCTCAACTTCTTCTTGGTCGTTAGAGTAAGCACCTACATTGTAAGTTCTTAAATTATCTCTTTCGGGTCTTAAAAAAGTTGTTAATTCTATTTTATTTCCAGTATCAAATTTTATTGCTGGTAATCTATTTACAGAAAAGGCATTGCCATCTTTTACAAGGAATGGAGCAAATGGCTCAAGAGCAACTAAAGTTTGGTCTGTTCCAGCCTGGTCGTACCATTTAACAACCCTTAATGTTTTACCTAGTGTTTCAAGGTATATTCTGTCTCCAACTTGTGTTTCTAGTAAATCAAAAGTTTTTTCTCCATTTGAAACTTGTACTACAGCTTGCTCTGAATTGCTTGTAAGGTTTCTAAGTGAGTAAGCGCTTATAGGCTCTCCAAACTTTTCAACAAAAGATTGCTCCCTTGGGTCTCCGCAATTTGCATAAGGTTTATAAACTAAGCCCCAGTTTATGTTGTTATCACATACTCCGGAGCCCCACCAGCTTTTTAAATATATCTCGTTTGCCATTACTTTTTTCTTTTTTTAATCCTCTTTAAAAAGATTTTTAACTTTTCAATATTTTTTGCCTTTGCTTTATAACTCATATAACCCAGCCATTAAAAGTAGCCTCATAAGAAGGATAAATGTCGTCGTTAACGTTGCTAGTGTACTCCGGATAGGTTGATTGATTAAAACACATAAAGTCTATAAATCTTCTAGAGTACCATTCTGCATTCGTCCTGGCTTTTTCAACTAAATAGTCAACCTCATTTTTATCTACGCTTTGAGAATTTTCCGCGGTATGTTTGTACAATCCGCCGTTCTTTAATTGATATGCGCTAAATGGATAGTAATTGCTCTGAGCGTACCATATTAGCATACTTACAATATAGTCGTCAAGAATAATTTTCCACCTTGCATTCGCTGGTAAATTAATTCCAGCTACTATAGCAGCGGTTAAACCCTCATACATTTGAGTTCCAATAATTTGCTGTATATCAATTTCTTGCGCTATCTTAATGAACTGAATGAACTTGTCAGTATCCACATTTCCGTCAATAATTGAGTTTCTAACTAAATCTGTTCTATTTATAAATAATACTGTAGCCATATTTTTTTTATTTTACGCCGGGATAATGTCCCTGGTTTGGCATATTAACTGGTGCAATTTCCGATTGCTTTGTTCCCCTAGGGCTTTTTATATAACTAGCTGGGATTGATCTTGTTTTTTTATAGTCGCTTAAATCATCAGACGGTTTAGTATTGCTTTTAAGGCGGTATAAGGCACGCACCCATTTATGTCGACAATACACTCCACCTTTGAATTTAAACAGATCGTAGGGCCTCCCTTTATGCCCTAGCCTTTCGTTCACACCCTCTCTAGAAGCTGCGTCAATTCCCTCTAATCTATATACAACTCCAGCGCTTGAAAGTTGCATCATATTTTTACAAAAATCCCTTGACTTATTATTGCCTTTCATTTGCTTTGTTGAGCCAACCGCGTATTTATATCTAATCTTATAATTTTTACTATCTAAATAACTAAAGCCGCTGGGTTTAGAAGTTATCTCATCAGCAAATTTTCTAAATAAAGATTTTTTTTCTTTTATACATAATGTGGCCCAATCCTCGTCGCTTATATCTATGTCCGTATCAAGTTCGTCAACTAACTCCCATTGATCGGAAATATTTTCTCCCTTTAAATTTTCTAAAATAGCAAGGCCCATCTCATCAGACAAAAATTCCTTTTCTAAAGGCACGCAATTTGGCACTTCCTTTCCGTCTTTTGTTTTTGTACCTATTTGTTCGTAACCATCCCAGCAAGGCGCTTTTAGTTCTTCGTGAGATACACAAGGCATATAATAAACAACCCCCTCAACTTCGTGTTCGTGCGATCCGCCACAACCCATTTCGTCAGCAACCTTTTCGGCTTCCTCTTTTGTTTTGTATGCTTGTTTTCCATCAATCATTTTAAGATTAATTTTTGACATCTCAACCCCGGTTTCTTCCTCTATTGTTTCTGCATCTTGTAAACTTCTGTCAACCTCTGTAAATTCTAACGGCTGTAAAGTTGTAAAGTAAAGGTTTAAGCTAATATCATTGTAAGCTAGTATTTGATCAAAGCTATCAATCAAAAGTTCTTGAAATGGTCTTATAACCGTATTATCCATAAGCAAGCTGGCTGTTTTTATTTCGTCAGCATTATTACCTAGACCGGAGCCATCTTTAATTCCTAATAACATAGGAGAGACAATTCTGTGGGCTACCATTATTTTTGAAGTGCTTTCTTCGCTTAGAAATTGATATTGGTTGTGCGCATCGCTTAATTGTACCGGCGTTATTTCTGCCTGGCTTTCCTTGTTGTCGTTAAAAGCTAAAATAAATTTCCCAGCATTGCTAGTTCCGGAGAATTTTTGTGCAATTTTTGTTTCTATTAAGTTACGTTCTTGCTGGTTTGGAGTTCCATTATTGAAATTTATCAACATTGATGGACTGAGGCCATTTAGGATATTGTTGAGGTGGTAATTTGATACTTCTTCTTCCAATTCTGCATATTGCAATCCTCCCTGGTAATCGACTGGAGAATAATAGTAGAAACCACTTTTATAAGGTTTAATATAATAAATTTCTATGCCCTCTTTTGACATACCAAAGGCCGGTATTCTTAAAGGCTCATCTGTTCTTTTTATATTGGCCCAATCATTATAGTAAAAGTATGCCGGTACATTACCATCTTCGTCACATTTTTCGGCTCTTAAAGTTTCTATAGGCATATGTTCTAGTTGAACAATTTTGCTTCTATCCTTAGAATAAATTACCTGGATAGCAGCCTGGCCCATAAGTTTAAGATCATAGCAGCATCTTCTAACAACATCTTTTCTAAACAAAGAAACCATTTGCGCATACTCATTAGGTTTTTTGCTGCTATCCGTAGCGTTTAGCCCTTTGCCATAAATTGCCTGGCTTATTCCGTTTATTGCCGCGTTATTTGTAGGGCTGCCATTATAGCGATCTATCAAGTACTGGAAATAATTATTGTCAATTCCGTATTCAATCCAATCCGAGCCGTTAACTTCCTTTACTTCGGGGCTGGTGTAAGTACTCAAATTAACAAAGCCAAACTCTGAAACTTTTGTTTTGCTAAATTGCCCCTTGCTATTTCTTTTTTTCATATTACAATATAGTCATTATTAAAACCATCATACTCTTGAAATTGGCCTTTATTTAATTTGTAAAAATCATTGTTAACTTGTATATCATCTTGTTGATTAGTGCAAAATATTCTATCCTTGAACATTACTACTTCTTCTGTATCATCTTCATAAATAGTTAAATCGTAAAAATGGCCCTCTACTAAATTTGTATAAGTAGAATTATACACTTGAAAAGTATCATTGTTAATATCAATATTTCCAACACCAGCAACCCGAGGTACTAAGGTATATTTTACAATAACGTTTGTGCTATCATCTCTTATAGTCATAAAAGCGCTAGTAACGTATTTCCTGGGTATGCAAATAAATCTATTGCTGGCTTGTGGCTTAAATATAATCATATATATATATAACGAAATAAAAATGGTTATTTGTAAAAACAAAAAAAAAGCCCCTGGTTAAAGGAGCTTTTTAATATAATATAATTAAACTTTAGTTTGGCGTTATTTGCGTAACTGAAGCAGATGGCCCGGCGCTTAAAAACAGCGGAGCCGTTTCTTCCATTCCCTCAAAAACAAGCGTGAAGCCACTCAAGTCTCCCGCGGCTGCTCCGGTTACAATTGTTCCCCCAGTTACTTCCATTCCATTTTCTAAACCACATAAGAAAAAGTTTCCATAGTAGTCTTCGACAATTACATTAGGCCTTGCAACTGCGATTGTTTGCAACGCTGCTTGTGTACAAGCATCAAGATATGTAAGGGTTAAATTTAATGTTTGGGTATAAAAAGTCGTTCCGTTTTCTCTAGAAGAAGTCACGGTTGTATCAAGGCTTGAATTACCCTTTACATTAAACAAATACCAATCGAAACCAACATTCTGCGTCATAGAATATTCGCAAGTTGCTAAATCTTGAATGACAGAACTTACCGCTCCAAAGTTTGCTATATATATATTCTTAATTCCGCCAAAGGCGCTTTTACAAGGTAGTTTTCTACCAGTAGTCAATAGACAAGGCATATTTTTTTGTTTTATAAAAAAGGGGTAAGTAGATAAACCACTTACCCCCTTATTGATTAATTAATTAATTTTAAGCGTATTCAACTAAATCCGAAGCAATACCAAATTGAACGGCAGAAGTAAATCTCATTACCATTCTCACATTATTACTAGCGTCAAGGTCTCCCATATCCAAAACTTTGACCTCTTGAGTTGAGTTAAGAAGTCCAGTTCCGAAATACAAGTTGCTACGTTGTGCTACATACATTTTATTTGGAGACATTCCTGGGCATACAAATATTTTTACGCCGTTGACTGTAAGACTGCCGTTATTCCACCACTGGGTTCCCATATTCGAAACACCATTTGCACCTAGTCCATTTGCTGCAAAACCTCCTAGGGCTTGTACATATAATTTAGCTGCTTCTTGTCCTACATAAAGGAATAAATCTTCTTTACCATATAAAGCGGCTGGAATTGCATCAACTACCTTTGATAACTCAAGAATAATATTAGCGGCTGTTAAACCACCAGCTACGGCTGCTACTTGTTGAGCGGCTGGAATATCTCCGGCTGCGGCTGCGGCTGCAATTAGTTTTTCAAAACCATCAAAAGAATTTACTAAAGCGGCTGCTTTATCCCCTCTCCAAATATTCTGCTCTGTATTTTGCGCGACCTCTGAAGCGACGTGAGCAATTAAAAAATCTGAAAATTTTGGCGGCAAAGTTTGTCCTAAACCATATCCCATAGATTGAGCTTCCCAGTCATTTACAAAATCATACTTACATAATTGTAGGTTAATTTGTAACTCCTCGGGAGTCAATATTCTCTCTGTCAATGTGATAGTTGACGTTGGATCAAAATCACAAGTTGCTGGTTTTACCAGGGCATCTGTAGCCAACTTTTTGATAACTTCCTTAAATGCGATATTTGCCTTTACAGTTATTCCGCCATCATCAATAGTTGATGCCGAAAGCAATGCCGCCGCGATATACTCTCCGGCGAATTCTCCGGCATAAGTCGTCGTTATATTAGTAGTTGTTCCGGCTAAATTTACGTTTCTTTTTTTCATTTTATTTGTTTAATTTGTTTAATACTCGATCAAGTGTTGTGTTAAATTTTCCTTTTGCAAATTCCACTTGTCTTTTTTGTGGGGTTTTTGCTTGTGGATTGTGTTTTATTGGTTTTCTTGAAGCAGACATTTCCTCTTTTTTCTTTTCTTCTTCTGCCTTGTCTTCGTACTTTTTAATCTCTCCAAACTTCTTTTTTAGTTCTTCAATCTCAGATTTTACTTCCTCAATAACTGGGGCTATTACCTCAACCACCGCTTCTATAATTGCTTCAACCTCTGTAGCAACCATTTCCGGCACTTCTGTTTCGATTGTTTCCTCAAGGTCTTCCGTTTCCTCTTTCGCCGGGACATCATCAGATACAGCGCGTACATCAGCAATAACACCTTCTTCTTCAACAACCACTAAACGGCCATCTTCTAAAAGATATTCTCCAACTGGCATAGCCACCTTCTCATCGTCAGTTACGATAAAAATTTCACTTCCTTTTTCAAAACTCTCAGCCGTTACCAGCGTTCCGTTTTCTAACTTTTGATCCTCAAGTTTTACCTCAATTTTTAAAAGTGTTCTAATTTGATTTAACATTTTTGTTTTTTCCATACTATATATATAACGATTATTAATTTAAAATTTGCGTTTTCAATTTGTTCTTGTTATTACACCGATACCCTGGGCTTGCATAGAGCCATCGCAGCACTCGCTAGAATATGTTGCTGTTTCCCAACATAAACAACCCCGGCCACCACCACTAGGAGAGGTCCTACTAGGTATAAAAGTTTTGTTATTTTTATTATTCCCTTGCATTTAGTTTCCGAAATAGGTATTA